AACAGTGTGGTGACCCACTCATCCTCCGCACTCGTAAAAGTACGGTTCAGACGAGCGGCGACAGCGTCAGAGTTGGTGAACGCAACCACGATTACCCCCTAGGGTCAGGCCGAGACGTAGTGCTGGACAGCGGTGGCGCGGAGCACCTTGCCGCCGTACACGTGCAGACCGTCGATCTGGTCACCGAAGGCGTCCAGTGCGACGTTCGCGCGCTGCTTCACGATCTGGTTCGCGAAACCGAACGCACGACCCCAGTAGCCGATGAAGACCGGCTTGGCCGAGTTGGCGAGCGACGCGGAAGGCGTCTCGATGACGGTGAAGCCACGGTAGCGACCGATGACACCGTTGCGGATCGTCTCGTCTGAACCCGACTCGTTCGCCTTGAACAGCGACGTGGACGAGTTCATCAGGTAGGCCGCCGCCTCCGGGTTCACCGCGAGGAAGCGGTTTGCGGTCGGCACCTTCGCCTTCACCAGTGCGGTGCGGATGGAGACCACGGCCGAGTCTGCAAGAGCTGCGGTCGTGACCGCAGTCGTGCCAGCCGAGGTGCCACCGGACAGCATCGTGGTGAGTACGAAGTCCTCAGCCGTGTCCGCGAGCGAAGCGCCGGCATCCGCCTGCACCGCGTCGAACGAGCCGGCAGCCTGGACGCGGTCCACGTCATCGACGAGGTAGGCGTAATACTTCTGCTGGTCGATGTTCAGCGACTGGGTGGAGTCGGTCAGCGCCTGACGGGTGATCGTACCCGCGTAGGTGTTGATCGTCGGCGAAGTGAAGCCGGTGATCTTCACCGTCTCACCACCGTTGACGATGTCGCCCTCGTAGTCGTGGTTCAGCGTCGGGATGACGAAGGTGTTCTGGTGCAGGTTCTCGAGAAGAGATGCATGCCAGATGGTAGGGATGTAGTTGGTGATGGCCATGATGGCCGTCCTTTCAGGGTTAGCGACCCATCAGCTTGTTCAACTGCCCGGCCCTGCGGGCCTCGTTGATCTGCGCGGGGGTCATGGATGCGATGTCCGCCTCTGTGAGCTGCTTCAACTTCGGGTCGCCCGGGCGCGCACCGCCGTCACCATCGCCGTTGAAGCGGCGGCCAGTTGCGGCCAGGTGAGGTTTGCGCGAAAGCAGCTCGTCGATTGCGGTGGAGAGAGCGTCAGTGTCAACCTCTCCGTCGTCGTTCACGTCGAACGAGTCGACGTCGATGAACAGGGCGGCATCTGCGGGGTCAGCGAGCTTCCCCTTGGCCGCTGCGCGCAGTTCGGCAGAAGCGATGCGACGATTTGCGGCCGCAAGGGCCTCGTCTTTCACGCGCTGCTTTTCCTGCTCGGCGGCATACTCCGCTTCCTTGCCTGCGATCTGCGCCTTCAGCGCGTCACGCTCGGCCTCTGCGGCTTTCGCACGATCCGACGCAGCCTTGCGCTCCGCCTTCATCGCGTCGAGAGCTCGCTTCCCTGCATCCCCGAGTGCCTCTTCACCCGGAACGGGCTCAGCAACATCAGGGACCGGTTCGGTGACCTGTTCAACTACGGGTTCGGTTTCAACCGACATGGAATTGCTCCTATGTTGGGGTTTGCCGCGTTGCGCGGCCGTCCCGCTCATGCGGGAAGATTCAGGCGGCCCGTCTGATAGTTGACGTAGCCTTCTCGTTCAAGCAGGCGGATCGCATTGGTGCGAGTACCCGCCACTCGGTAGATGTCATCGACCGTCATCCGCGACGGAGTTCCGAAACGGCGCGCACCGGATGCTGTGCCGAGACCCCGCTGGTGCACGTTCACCACCCGCGTCGGATCGGCGCCGTCGCGGATCGCTCGAGCGTTGGTCGCACCGAAGACCCGGTCCTGCGCGGCTTTGTCGAGGGAACCGAAGTATTCGGCCGGGTCGATAGTGAAGTCGCCCGCTATGCCCTCGGACGCGGGTATGTGGGTGCAGTCGCAGCGTGGGTGACGGTCAAAGCCCTTGTTCCACGCGAACCACTTGCCCGCCAAGACCACGCATCGCGCGCATGACGGTGGGTTCAGCATTCGGCAGTATCCAGTGACTGTCGGCCGCTGGATGATGTCCGCGTGGTACACCTGCCGCCGTGTGTCCGCCATGACGGTCAAGGTGGTTCCAGTAAGCCAGGAACCACCCGCCGTCAAGGCTTCGCTCACACTGAGACCGTCACGGATTCGCGCCTGCGAGATGACGATCGACTGGGCAAGCAGGGAACTCATAGCGCGACCGTCCGGGGCCGTCGAAGTGAACCGCCCTGGAACCAGCACACCCAGCGGCGCGCCATCCTGCCCGGTCTCGTCTAGCACCGCTCCCGTGTACGGCATCGCCGTTGTGACGGCCGCGCGTCGACCGATCTCGACCACAGACAGAATCTGTGTGCCGATGCCGGCGAACCACTCCGAGGTGAAGTCGTCGCCCAGACGGCGCCACAGCCGAAGAGCGCTGCTAGCTGTCGTCGCCGCGATCGACTGCTGCCGGCGGTACTGATCCGCCGTTGTCTGAGGTGTCATCGAGCCCCCTCATCGCCGCCGCAATCTGCGGATCGTTGAGCTCTTCCTCACGCATAGCCATAACCCGATCGATCTCGAGCGGGTCAAGTCCGTCGAGTTCCATCAGGTATCGGGCCGGGTAGCCGATCTGCTTCTTCTTCAGCAGGGCGTCTGCAAGCTGCGACTCGGAACGGATCTCGGGGTTCATCCACGAAATCGTCGCCAGACGCGCCTGCTGCGCCAGCACCGGGTCGCCCATCGCGAGCGCGATAAGCCTGTACACCTCACGGAGAGCCGGCGCGGCGAACGTCTGAAACTCGAGGGTCTTCTTTACAAGACCAATCTCCGACGCCTTGAGACCTTCGCCGTTGACGTTCGACATGCCCGTCTTGCTGACCAAGTAGGTCGGAGGCGTTCGGGTCTGCGCTGCGATGTGCCCGACCGCGATCTCGATGGTGTCTGTGAAGACGTCGAGCTTCGATGCCTCCCACGAGTCGATCGCGGTGTTCTCACCCGACAGGTACAGGAGGCGCTTCTCCTGGAGATCCCGTAGGTCTACGGGTCGATCGCCGATGACAATGCCCGTGTCCTTGTCCAGGATCGGAGTCTTCGGTGGACCCTGGTGAAGCACCACCCGAGCCGGCATCGACGCGAAGTCAGCCGACAGGAACAGGTACGCCCAAAGCAAGTTGATCGCATCCTGCATGGGCATGACGCCCTGAATCTCGCTGATCGGATCAGCGGCGAGCAGGGGCCGGTTGGGGATCTCGACTACGGGAACCTCTCCCATAGGGTTCGTGAGCGGCCAAACCTCGCCGGAGACCTCTCGAGGCACCCAGCCGCCGTCGGACGCATCCGAGATGCGAGCCTGGAGCGCCTGCGACGTGCGGTCATCCTGCGCCTTCGCCCGAGGCCGCTCGAACTTGAACAGCTCGTCGGCTGTGTACAAGTTGGCGTACTCCGTGGACTCGTCCACCCATGTCTTCAGCGCAGCCGAACGCTTCCGAGGATTCGCCCAGTCGTACTCCACCTCAACGGATGACGGGTGCTCCCACGTCACGACCGGCTCGTCGTCGCCAGTTCCCCACACCAGCACGAACGACCGCGAGTCGTTCAGTGTGGTGACAAAGCCCTGCGAGGACTGCATCTCCATCTCGTTCAGAAGCCACTGTTCCCAGAGCTTCCCTGCGCCCGCCTTGTTGTCGTCAAGCTTGATCCCCGTGTGTCGGATTCGTTCCGCTTCCGCGTCAACGACGGGCCGGCACCAATTGTCCGAGAACCCGTCGTAACGCGCAGCGTTCGCCTTCCGCCACTCTTCCGTCGCGAACGACAGCGGCTGCTTCCCCGCGTAATAGTCCTCCCGCTTGTCGATCTCGGGACGACGCGCGTTGAGGCGGGCGTAGATACGGTTTACGAGCTTGAGAGCGGCATCCGCATCCATCGCGCCCCCTAGTAGTAGATGTACTCGTCTGGTTCTTCTTCGAGTGCTCCGCCAGCAATCGCGTCCATCCGTGCTTCATGGGCAAGCACGGCGGTCATAGCAAGGTCGATCTTTTGCGGGTCTGTGGGCTTACCGATGAAGTAGCGGTTGATGCCTGTCGCCGGGTCCACCCCGCGTGCGCGAAGGATCGCGTTACGCAGGTGCGCTTCCACGTCCACATCCCCGTCGTGCCGGAAATCGGACTCGGAGTTGTAGACGTCCGTGCGGAACCGCTCGAGCGCCGCATGCATCGGATTCAGGCGGTTGGTAGCCCACTTGATGAACACCTTGTCGCCGTGCTCCGCCGCCAACTGGTCGGCCTCGGACTCCCAGAAAGCAGGGTCGAGGTAGGCGCGAACGATCTGAAACTCGGAGGCGATCTGTGACCACGCTGCGGCCACCTCAGCACGCGGAATGCGACCATCCCAGTCCTGCGGGCGCCAATGAGTACGGCGCCGCGCATCCCCATACACAGGGGTGAACTGGTACCCGTCAAGCGTCTCAAGCCGGATGCCGGTGTGGTCGTCGTTGTTCGACCCATCGAACCCGGCACACACCTTCGTCCGCGGCGTGACCGTAATGGGCTCAACCTTCCGGTCAGCCCACTTCGTCATGTCAAACCACGCACCCGAACCAGCAACAATCCGATCCCCGAAGAAACGCTCAGCTTCGGCCGGATTGGCTTCCATCAGCGCCGAAGCCTCAGCCTCAATCGACCGCTGATCCACCCACGGCGAACCCGCGTAGTTGAACGCGAAAATCTGCGCCCGATCCTTCTTGAGATCGAATCGAAGATGAGCCGGCGGCGGAAAGTAGTGCTTGAGAACGTCCTTACGCTTCGACTCATGCGTGTCCTGCGCCTGAGAAGCCTCAGCAGGGTCATACGGGTTCGTCGTCTCCGACACCCGCCCACCCATACCCGCAGCACCACGCCGCAAAGTACGCATGAACTTCTTCATCTTGTTCGAATCAGTCCACAGACCCGTCTCATCACACTTCCCCGCAGAAATACGCGCACCAAGCTTGCCGTCAGCCTTCGACGTCACAATCTCCACACGCGAATCACGGTTCCCGTTCGGATGACGAATGAACGCCTCACCAGTACGGATCATGTTCGACAACGGACCCGAATCGATCATCGGGATAAGCGCACCCCAGGTGTTCTCCACCTGATCCTCAACAACAGCCGCAAGCTGAATGCGCGGGGTAGGCCAGTGACGCCCCTTCGGCTCACCAACCTCGTAGAAGTACACACCACCACACGGACAACCATGATCGGCGCACGCGTAGTAATCGCCCTCAGCAGCCCAGCCATCGAACAGCGCCGGCCCCACAAACTCGAGGCACGTCTCCGCCGCAACACCAGGCGACTTACCCACCTTCTGCGCAGCCATCCACTGCCCCGTGCGGTACCGGAACGCGACGTTACGCTCACCCGGCTTCGCAGTCGGCCGAACCTCATACCAATTCGCCAACCACACACGGTGATCCAACGTCGGCTGGAACGGGTCACCAGCAGTGTCACCCTCCGGGACAACACAGTGGTTCTCAATCCACCACATACCGAGGTAGCCAAGCGAACGTGTACGAGCCGGGATCTTGTAATCAGGCCCCTTCAACGGAGACAGCCTTCAGCCAGTCACCGGAGGAAGTCTTACGAGCAGCCGGCGCAGCACTAGCAGGCGCCGCCGCCGTTCCATCCGCGATCCGCCACCCGTTCTGGCGCATCCCCGGCAGCGAAAGACCGAGCTCGGCTTCCATCCGCAGAGCGACCGTCGACCAGCCGTTCACTGCATCCGGCGCAGTCGCCTTGATGTAGGCGCGCACATACGCGGCAACCTGAAACTTGAGTCCCAGCGATGCCCAAGCGGCGCCCTGGGGTTTGCTCCAAAGCTCAGTCCACAGGTCCGCCTCAACCTCGAGCGCTTCAGGCAGCGGGAATGAGGGAACGGGACCGGTGTAACCATCGGCAGGAAGGTCAACCCACTCCCGATCAAGAGACCGGTACGAGTTGGGGTCAGGTGCAGGCCCAGAACGGACTCGAGCGCCACCAGAAGGCATTGTCATCACCTCAAACCGCATTGCGCGGACTAGGAGTAGGTGCCACATTGCGCGGCTCCAGAAACGTTTTGAACCCGTTTGAGGTTTTTTGCACCTCACCGGCGGTACTTTGCCGGGTGTCGATGAAGGGTCTCCCCCCACCCCTTGACGTGTTCAGTCGAACATCTGTTCAGGTGTGCCATCCACCTGGTTGATGCTGTGCTGTCTCACTGTCGTGGTGTGGTTTACACAAGCCGCGGCCGTGGTCAGGGTCGTTGGGGTTCATGCCACGCTCGAGTAGTTCCTTGCGTGACAGTGGGAAATGGTCAGCAACAGTGGAGAAGTTGATGCACCCAGGCATGACGCACACAGGGTCACGTGTGAGTACCGCAGCCCTGAAGGCTTGGTGTCCACGTGTGCTGTAACCCCGGTCCCGTGCTGTGCCCCTTGCCCTGTCTGCTTCACGCCTGTGTGCGCCGCAACGTGACCCCTCGGTGGAGGGGTAGATCGTCGGGCATCCAGGTTGTGAGCACACGCGCATGGTGTACCTCGGAGGTTCAGTCGAAGGGAATCGTTGCGGTACTGACCGGACTTGAACCGGCGACCTCTGCCGTGACAGGGCAGCGCTCTAACCAACTGAGCTACAGAACCAAGTGCCCTCTCGGTGGACTTGCCGACCAGCGTCGCGCCAGTGTGAGAGGGACTTCTGCGAGGGTTGCAACTTCCGCGACGGGTGTGCCCATCACGCCTCGCATTGTGGGATGCGCGGAGTCGAACCGCGTGCCCAGCATTGCCGGAGGGTCCCGCCGCGGCAACACGGCCTCTCCAGATACAGGCTTTTCCTATCACCCCGTGGTGTGGTTTGCGTCGTCACCGCGACGAGATAGACGAGAACCCCCTCAGATCAGTCGTCATCTTCCTCGAACGCACCCGACTGGTACAGGTCTACGAGGTGTACCGCGAGTCCGAGTCCAGCATGGTAGGGCTGGTCATCAGCGAACTCGGAGAAGTATCCGGTGGTGCGGCGGTCTTCGGTGCTGATCGTTACGTATGCGGCTTGGAGGACGTAACCGGTGACGAGGACGTTCTCTTCGATGCTGTCTGCGATGTGTGCGGCTAGGGCTGCGTCGAGAGCGTTCTTAGTGGTGTCACTCATCTTGCGTATGCCCACCAGTAGCGTTGCCCGTCCGCGGTGGTTCCGCGGTGCGGGCCGGCGTGACCGTTTGGTTGGTTCAGGTCGCAGGTGAGCGCGTCAACGTTGAGGACGAGTGTGACCGTGCAGGTTTCCTCGGGCATTGGTTCTCCCTAACAGCTACAACCGCGCCCGCAGGCGTCGTGGGTCTCTCGGGGTTCCTGGTTTGGAGAACCGGCTACTACGAACCCTTGTTCACCCTGCGCGGACCGCCATGCGCCGATCCCGCTCGTAGCGTTCGATCTCCGCCGCGCTCCGCTTGGCGATAGAGGCTTCGTCTAGACCCTCGGGCGCGTGGAATGTGATCGTGACCGTCTGGGCCTTATCGCAGGTGCAACAGCACATCATGTCTCCTCTTGCGGGTCGGCTTGCTCACTCACGAGACGCCCAATTCGGGAGTCGATGTACTCAGCCCGAAGGTTGCTGCACTCGTCCGTGTCACACCGGCACATCAGTCAGCCACCGGATACAGGTCGATAAACTGGCCGTGGTGTGGGAGCCACTGCCAGCGACGGAAGATGCCGTTACGCCGCACTAGCCAGTAGTGGCCGTCGTGGCTTACAGCTTTGCGGCGCCCGTCCCATGTGATGGTTCCGTCAGGCCAAGACTCGACACACAGGATGCGGTCGTTCATGCTTCCTCCTCGAGGAGGAACCGGAAGTCCCAGATGCGGGTAGCGACCTTTACGAGCTTCGCTTCACCCTCCCGGTAGTCGTGAGCACACCAGAGCATGTCGGTCCCGTAGACACGGGTGACGACATACGCCTGCGCTGAACACTTGTCACACCGGTCCTGAGCGGTCACACGCCGCCACTCGTGTTCGTCGTCCATGCCTAAACTTCGATCCACACTGGCGGGACTGCGGTGATGTCCAACACGGGCAACTGAAGCGCCTCGGCCATATGCTCGAGATCCCACTTGACCTCATCGAGCGTTTCACCTGACGCGGCTACCTCGTCTTGAGTCCAACTCAGTCCGCCATCACCGTCGAAGTACACTTCGCGGATCTCGTGCCAGTACCCGTCGGGCGTGGTTGTGCGTGTGATGCAGTAACGCCACGTCATGCGACACCGCCCGTCCTAGAGGACCGTGAGTGAGGACAGGTCGAACCCGTCCTCCGTGATGTCGAACACCAGAAGCCCCGCATCGGAGTCGCCGGCACCAACGTTCCGGAACCATGACGAACCGTTGTCGGTCGTCGGCGCCTGGAGCCACCACTTCGGTTTCCCTGTGACCGGGTTGCGGCCCGAGGGGATCACGGTGAGGTGGTGGTAGTGGCCGGTGAGGAGGATGTCAGCGGTTGCGGTGGGCATGCCACCGTGCTGCTGCTTCTGCCACCACGTGACCGCCTGACCAGTGTTGAACTGGTTCCCGTGGACCACACCCAAACCGGTGCCGAGTACGTCGATGACGACGGACTCGTTGTACATGTCGGGGAACGTCCAGTGGGCGTCGATACCGGCCGCGTTGACCAGCTTCTCAACCTGCCGGTGCACGAAAATGCCGAGGTCGTCACCGGGGCGTCCGAGCTGCTGCTTACCGGACCGCCACTGTGTGTGATTCGACGGGATGCACACCACATGGACACGCCCATGCCGCTGCATGACCTCGATGAACCGGTACACCTCGGTACCGGCAAGGTCCATCTGCTGGGCTAGGGACAGGTCGTTGGTGAACATCGGGTTACCACCCGATTCGAACCCCTCGAACAGATCCCCAACCTCAGCAAGCACAGTCGCCTGCGGCTTCCGCACCTTCAGGTGGGCGGCAAGCCGTTCCCTCATCCCCGCCAAACGGTCAATGAGTTCGGGCGTGCCGCCCCTGTGGTCAACCTTGCCCGCTTGAACGTCCGATAGTGCGACGACAGTAACTCGGCTGTCAGCCGTACCCCTGATGGGGGTTCGCGGTTTGCGTCTCGCTTCGGCGTAGAGGGCAGGGAGGTCAATGGCGTCATCTTCGGGACGGATCAGTTCCGTCTGGAAGAAGAACGAGTAGGTGTCTTCCTTGTCGTGGAACGTCTTCGTCCACTGGGCGATGCGCCCCACGATGCGGAAGTTGTCAGGGTCGAACCCGGCGAGCTCGAGGAGTTGCGCGTGGTCGGTGATCTTGGTCCGGACAGGACCGGTCGCACCCTCACCCTTGCCGGTTTCGGTGTCGTACTCGGCCCGCTTCTGATACTTCGTCGGGACCGGGACGGGGGCATCGTTGAGGCGGTCTGTGAGGCTCATGCGAGACCCCGCTTCACACGCCACGCACGAAACGCCGTATCCGACATGTCCGGGGCACCCTCGGAAACCAGTTCCTTCAACAGGGCAACATGACCCCACTCAGAGTTCGCGGCGGCTGAAAGGATGACAGCCTGCTCACCCTCGGGGCGAGACTCCAACCACACGTCCATGACGGACCGGCCGGGGCGGTACTTCGCTGGCGGTGCAGCGAGTCTGTCGATGAGTCCCATGGTCGCTCCCAATGGGTTGGGTGCACACTCCCCCCGGATTACGCAGGGGCGCGTGCACAGGGAAAGTGAAAGGCCCGACCGCACCGTTACGTGGCTTCGGGTTATGGATCACGGGCGAACGTGATCGTTTGTGATGATGGCCGGCTCCTGGGCTACGGCCTTCCTCAACCGAACTACGGGGTCGCCGCTGCCGGGAGGAATGAGAAAGCCCGCACAGTGGCCGGAGCGGCTGAGCGGGCTAGCTAGGCGGTTGGAAGGCGTGCTTCATCAACCTAGGGTCGATTATACACATACGAACGTGCGTACGCAATACCCCTAATCGCTCGGTTCGGTCCATGGAAGATGTAGGCCGTCACCCTCCCGCCGAGGCACTACGTGAATGTGCAGATGGAATACGGTCTGCGTCGCGGGTGCACCGACGCTGGTGATGATGTTCACGCTTGCGTAATCCGGATGGTACTTCCGGAGCCTCTGCCCCATCAGCGCGGCACTGTGCATGACTAGGCCAGTCACATTGGGGTCCGATAGCGCATCTCTAACGTGCTTCCGGGGAATCACTATGACGTGGCCGGGGGTCACCGGGTTGAGCGGAACGATTGTCATGCTGAACCCGTTTGAGTTGATGATCTCGGCAGGCGCTTCACCCGCGGCGATATCACAGAACACGCACTCGCTCATGCTTTGCTCCCGTTCGCGTGGTCTGGTTCGGTCGGCTCGACGTACAGCGTTCCCGCGGTCACGAGCTCGCGTCCGGTGAACTCCTTGGCTGCGACCACGCGCCCCATGACACCCGTGCCGGGGAACAGGTCGACCACCTCGTCGCCAGGCATCCATCCCATGAGGTCAAGAACCCAGGAGCAGAACTTCTCGGGCTTCGCGCCCGGAAGCCCCTTCTGCATCGTGATCGACTCTGCAAGGTGATCGCGGCCAACACTTGCGCCTTCCTTGCTACGGTCTCGGCCTGGCATGAATATGACCGGCTCCCAGGTGTAGGCGATCCGCACGTTGCGCTTGAAAGCGGCAAACGGTTTCACCCACGACGCGATGCGCGCCCCACGCGGGACGAGCGGCAACAGATCGTGCAGGTTGCCGCTCGTCATGCTCAGCGCCCACCCGTCGTACTCCGTCAGCGAATCGATCAGCTGACGGTGCGTCTCGATGTCATCCCAGACGCGCGACTCGGGGTGATGGGCGTCGTAGAGCTTGCCCATTCCGAAGTACGGCGGATCGGCGTATGCGAATCTCACGGCGCTTACCCCTCCCTGTTCTCGAGTTCGTAGGCGAGTTCTCGTGCTCCCCACCTCTTGTCGCACGCACGACAATGAGCCGTCGACTCATCAACCAGCGACTTGTCGGGGTTGCGGGGTGATTCGACGACAAGGGGGCGTGGGTATCGTTCCCCATCCCTCCACCACTCCGACGCCCCACATGTTGGGCACGGGTCGGGGAGGTCTTTCTGTCGGGGTGGTTCAATCTCCCTACGGATCGCAGCCGCCCAGTTGGTCAGGATTCGTGTGCGGGCGTTGACGACTTCCGGTTCACGGGCGGGCTGCGTCCAGGTGACGTACCAGGCCCGCAACGTACGCCCCGGGTCACCCTTATGCACGGTCGCTTTCACCCCATGCGCCCAATCCGTGATCTGCGAACTGATCTGCATGAACAACATCAGGGCGCCGGAGTTGATCGGAACCCGCTGATTCGGGAGCGACTTAGACCCCTCCCTGCTGAGGGAGAAACGGATCTCCCCCTCGAGCCGGTCCAACAGGGGCGTGTCGAACACCACACACGTGAACCGGGAATCCTGAATCGTGTGATGCAGAACCCCCGGCTTCGTCAACTCATCCACCGCATCCAACAGTTCGGTCATCTGGTGCCTACTTCCTGCGAAACGGTCACAAGCTCAACCTCTTCCGAGGGGACGTAACAGAACCCCACCCGGTCACCCGACACCCGCCACTCCGACAACGGGTGGATGCACTCCGAAGCGACAGGGTGACGATCCACCGGACGCAACAGCGCATCAGCCTCGCTGGCATGTTGTCCGCAGACGAACATGTTGCACACCGGGTTGTCGTGCAGGTGATGGACGGTGGCGGGGGCGCCACACATGCGGGCAGCCCACGACGTGACGAACCCGCAATGCCCCTTCGCTGTTGTTGGAAGGACCGGGCCGATCGTTCCCCGGGGCTTCATGCTGCTGCTCCTTCACGGGTGAGGTGGTGTTCCATCACGAGACGCCCGATCCGCTCAGCAGTGGCTGGGACGACAGCGTTTCCGATTCCTCTAAGTCGGTCCACCTGGCGGGGAACCCCATCAACCAGTCGGTCCACTCGGGGTTCACGAGCCAGCCACTCACGCGCTGCCCGCCGGCGCGTATGTGCATCCAGCCCAGATAGTCCTCGAGTTGTGAGCGGTGATTCCCGCTCTCCGCTCTCGCCCAGGCGATCCCGTGACTCCCCATCGATGCCCGCGGCGTAGGCCAACAGGTAGACCCGTTCACGCGGGGTCGGAGCCCCGAACTCGGTCGCGGATAGAGTCGCCCATTCCGCATCGAACCCGAGGGTGTGAAGGTCACGGAGGACTGTTCCCCAAGCCCGTCCATCTCGAACGAGAGCTGAGACGTTCTCCACCAAGACGTATCGGGGTCGTACTGTGCGAATGACAGCCTCGAAGGCTGGCCACATCCATCGTGCATCGTCCATTCCCATCTGCTTACCGCCGAGGCTGAATGGCTGACAGGGGAACCCGCCGCACGCCACATCGACGCGCGGGCGGGGTTCCGATGTCCACCACTCGGGAGCGGTTAGAACGTCGTCGTGCTGCGGAACCTCGGGCCAATGCTTCGCTAGGACAGATCGAGCCCACGGATCGATTTCGACCTGGCCGACAGTCGTCATGCCGGCTCGCTCCAGGCCCAGCTCGATACCACCGATGCCAGCGAACAATGAGAGAACGTTGAGCGTCGCCGTCATCCGGTTCTCCTTGCGTTGGGGCAGTCGGGGTTGTAGACGCCCGTGCCGTTGTTGCATCGCCCGCAGCGGTGTTGTGGGGGTTCTGGTGCAGGGTTCAGGACAGCGTCGATGTGCGCCTGTTCCTTCTTCGACGGGCGCGACCAATGAGGCTTAGCCATCGGTCAGAAGGGCGTTTCGGAGTCGGGGGTGTTCCAGGAATCGGCGGGTTCCGCCGCGCGCGGAACACCCGCATTTCCCGAACCGCCTGTCGCCCGTGTCACCTGTGCCGTCGCATACCGCAGCGACGGGCCGATCTCGTCAACCTCGAGCTCGATCGCAGTGCGGTTGTTGCCCTCGCGGTCCTGGTAGGAGCGCTGCTTCAGTCGACCCGTCGCGACCACACGCATGCCCTTCGTCAGCGAGCCGGCGACGTTCTCCGCGAACTCTTTCCAAACGGATGCGCGGAGGAACAGGGCTTCACCGTCCACGTATTCGTTCTTCTGCCGGTCGAAGTTTCGCGGCGTCGAGGCGATGGTGAAGTTCGCGACCGCGAGGCCGTTCTGCGTGTACCGCAGCTCGGGGTCGGCGGTGAGGTTTCCGATGACGGTGATGATGGTTTCGCCAGCCATTACTTCGCTACTTCCGTAAGAGTTGTGCCTTCAGGGACGGTGATTGAGATGGCCGTGGAGTACCCGGTCTCTGCGCTCTCGAGGCCGATCGGCCAGAGCGGGAATGGCACATCCTCGTCAAGAGGCGCGACGCCCGCCGACCATGTGCCGACCGATGTGTAGACGACGGACACGCGGAGACCTTCGCCTCCCGGAGCAACAAGGGCGCCCTCCCAGACACCACTCCTCCCCACGCCGAACTCGTCGTAGATGTATCCGGTCACCTCGACGAGGTCGTCAGATGCGCCATAGAAAGTGATCCTGCTCATTGGTTGCTCCATTCGGTGACGTCGATTCCGACGCCGGTAGGGTCTCCGGGGGTTGGGTAACGCTTCGTTGCGGTGAGGGTCACGACGAGGGAATCGTCGGCAAGTAGCCCGCCATCGGTCAGGCCATCGAGAATCGCGCGACTTAGCTTGTCGATATCTCCGACGCGCCCAGCCGGTACCGGCCAGCGGGGTTTCTGGGGGCGTGGGAGGACAAACGAAAGGGTCACGATGACTGGACAGTCGAACGTGACCCCAAGGTCCGCATGAGTGGCGATGACGTGCCGCCACGGTTTCAGGCGGGCGGCGTTCGCATCCCGCAACCACGCCCGACCCTTCGCCTGCGAAACGGTCTTCGAGCCTTGCGGGACAGGTACACCCTCGATGAAGAACGACACTGTGTCGGTCATGCGACGGCCTTTCGTCGGCGTTCAGTAGCGGTCTGCCCGCCCCGGATCGACCACCGATCCCAGGAAGGCGCATCAGCAAGGCACAGGTCACGGACCGGGCAGGACGCGCAAATCTCCTTCGCCGCACGTGTCGGACGCCACTCGTCTTCCTCGGTCGGGAAGAACAACTCCGGATCGGTGGTCGCACACGCGGCGTCGTCCATCCACCCCCGCGAGACAGTGTCCTGCCCCCGCTGCGTTCTGCAGTCCATGCAGTATTTGGTGCGGATGCCGTCGTTCTTCACTTCACGTTTCAGGCCGCACCGTGGGCATGCTGCGTGCGGGTTTCCGCTCATGTGGTTCTCCGGTATCTGGGGTTTGCTTTGAGGCCGTGTGAGCGGCGGATTTGGGCGATGGTGCCGACTGTGGGCCAGACGAGTTCGGAGGCTATGTCGGCGTCGCACATGCCGGCGATGACCCTGGAGCGGACGGCTTCTCGGAAGTCGCGGCCGTGGCGTTGGCGTAGGAGTTCGTCGCGGAGGACTTGCCCGGGGGTGATGCCGCGGCGTTCCGCTGTTTCCTGGATGCGCCACACATCACGCGGGTCAAGGTCGACCTGGATACGCATGTTGGTTCCTTGGGGGTATGAGAAACGGCCCCCTACCCGAAGGAAAGAGGACCGCGAAAAGTTATCGGTTCATGCGGCTGGCGTGAACCGCCAGTACTTCGGCGGCGGCAAGAGTCGGTTCTCTGCCTCTCGGACGAGGGGCGCGATCGCCTTGTTGACAGCCCGATGGATTGCGGACTCGATCGACCCGCCACGCAGCGACAGGTAATCGTCGAAGTATCGGGTGCAGTAGTGCACCGACTTCGGGTACTCGGTACCGCAGTCACCACATCGCCACGTCTTGCTCATCAGTCGTTCCGTTCGTTGTGGTCGCAGTCGGTGCAGGTACACGTGACCCGCATGCATCCGTCGTGTCGTGGGGTGGATGGGTGCTGGCAGTACCCGGACATGGTCATAGGGACACGAACACGAGGAACGTTCACGACGCCTCGGGGTCGGAGTGGAATCGGATAATCGTCCCGTCCGACTTCATGGCCACAGTGAGCACAGTGAGGTTCGTCCCTCCGTACTCGTGCGTACCGTTCGGGGGCCAGACACGAATAAGGAACCCGTCCTGATCTGGAAGCGCCGACACTTGCGCTATCGCGTTGTCGGGCAGTCGAAGGTCGGCTACCGATGCCACACGCTCCTCGGCGCTACCCATGAGCCACGTTCGCCCGTAACTGTCGCTCATCACTGCACCTTTCGGTAGTAGCGGTTGAAGTTGGTTTCGTTGATCCACCTCACCGGGACACGCCCAGACGGCCCAGGTTGCGCGTCGACACGCGCCCACCCGAGATAGTTGGGTGTGTTCCTCCGTGGGCGGGCGTCAACAATCCGCACCGGGGTAGTGAACCGGACCCACGTGCCGTCGTACTTCTCCAGCAGGTGTCCGCGGGCCGTGGCCACGGCATCAGACAAACGCCTCACGACGCCTCCAGGGACGAGAAGTCAAACGCCTGCTGGCTGAGTCGCTTTACGATCAGCTCGCAATATTCCTCTTTGAGCTCCACGCCGATCACCTTGCGGCCGAGGTTTCGCGCCGCGATCAAGGTCGACCCGCTGCCTGCGAACGGGTCGGCAATCACACCGTCCGGAGCGCAAGAGATGAGGGATTCCATCAGCCCGACCGGCTTCGCCATGTATGTGCATGTGCTGGTCGACGGGGAATGACGTCATGACCGAGAAATTGTCATTGGCGGTTCGGATGAACCCGCGGGCGTAGATGGATTCGTGCGTGTATCGCCACGGTCCACCGTTCATGCCTGGCCGCTTCTTGTCCCAAACAAGGCGGTCATTCCACTCACCCGGAGGATCTGGGAGTCGTGGCGAACCGAAGACGAGGGCGGGCCTCTCGCCCCAGAGTCCAAGGATGCCGTCGCGCACGCTCGTGTTGTCGTCGTTCGCGATGTTGCCGTTGGACACGTCAGTGCGCCCGTTTCGGCGGTTCTGCCCGCGTCCGTAAGAAACGTCCCATCCGACTGAAGCAGTCCCGTAAGGCGGATCAGTCACGAGCACGTCGGCGTTCACCCACCCGCGTACCGCGCGGCAGTCCCCGTGGTGAAGTTGCACGTACTCGTCTTCGTAGTACAGGCTCATGACTCCACCTCGAGAGTTGCGTGGCTCAGGTCGGCAAGGGCTCGTTTGATAAGCGCCCCGTCTGTTTCGATGTGAAGTTTCGCCTTCATCGCATCGAACTCGTGTCGCTGTTCCTCAGTGAGGCTTGCCGACACGATCCGCTTCTTGAACGGTGGCCTTTCTTCGAACGCGCTCATGACTCGACCTCGAACATGAGTCGTGCGGTCTCCCGGTCACGTTCCCGCGCCTGAAACAACAACACCTTCACATCCGCGGGCAACGGTTCACGCGGCGGATACGTCGGCTCCAACAGCCCCCGTGCCTTCGCTGAACGAACATCCGCCTCGATTGCCTCCGGTGTGGACCGTGACGCATCCCGCACACCCTCCAGCACGTGACGCACCGAAAACGTCTCCTTAGCCTTCGGGCCGGTGAAGTGAGCCAGAACGACAGCCTGAGCCTCCGCATAGTCCACATCACCCAACGCCAGGAACCACGCCTCCGTCGTCACCCGGTCCACCGTCACGAACCGGTCGAACCCGGACGCGATCGTCAACAACTGCCCAACCTCAACCTTGTTCATGCGTCAATCTCCCTCTGACCCCACGGGGTCTCCTGCTGTTCCTGTTCCCTCGCGAGCTGCGCCACAAAGTCGAGGTTCTTCTCGGTGTGCGTTGGGCGCTTCGAGGACACGGGTAGTTCGTCCGTCCACCGTTCGTTCTTCAACCACACGCCAAGAGCCGGAACGAACTGCCGTTCCGTTGTGGCGGCGTAGGCGTCACCGAATCGGATGATCGCGTTCACGAGTTCCGTGATGTCGATGCGGCGCACCGCGACCTTGAACCGCTCGAGCGCCTGCTTGCGGTCAACCTTCTTAGGCCAGTGAGACCATGCGGCCTCAAACCCATTCGCCAGCACCGCAGGTGCGGAAGAACTGTTCCCCTGTTCCCCTGTTCCCCTGTTCCCCTGTTCCCCTGTTCCAGGCGCGGGGATGTCGCGAAGGTCTCGCGAGGGTGTCGCGAGGATCGCATTTTCGGCGTCTGGCCTGGGATATCTTGGCTTGGCCGGCTTGTCGATTCGCTGATGCCGCTCCCACGCGGAGACGAACAGGAACGGCCTCTCGTCCACCGTGTAGCGGACGATCAGACCACGTTCGGAAAGGTTCGAGAGCCCTCTCGAAACCCTCGCGACGGTCTCGCGAGACTCCCGGAACATGTCCATCGAGAACAGGTCGCCGATGATGTCTGACTCAACGTCCCGGCCCACACCGTTGTCATCGACGTACGACCACAGCCCAATGAACAGAAGCCGGTCTTCCACCGCGAGGTCCGTAATGTCGGGCGACCGGTAGAACTCCGGCTTGATGCTGCGGATTCTCAAAGCTTCTCTGCCTCCTAGTCGTCTGTTGTTCGGTTGATGCCGTCACCCAGCACCGCTTGAAGTACCCGCCACTTCGGGAGCCCGGAAGTCTCCACAATCTCGTCGATCGTGAACCCGTAGTTGTAGGCGGTTCGGCAGGCTGCGATGCGTTGTGGGCCGTGGGGTGACATCAGGTGAGACTCGATGAACGCGCGCTCCCAAATCTTCACGGCGCCTCCTTCGGGAGTCCGAAGATGAACGCGTTCGGGCCACGGAGTATGCGGATAGCGCGTTCGGTCATGACCTCGGGGCGGATGAGAGCGCACGCCGGGCAGCCATCGACAGGGTGTGTCGACTGGGTGATGTGGTTGTGGCTCGGGCGCGAATATGACTCTGACGACATAACTGGCCTCCCTCAGAAGCTCGGTTCGGGTCCGACGTCGACAGCCCTGCCGTCGTCGGTGAGCCACACGAGCCCGTGGACGGCATGCTCAACAGGCACCATGCGCGGGTCGGCGTGCAGCGAGATCTTGATTCCCCGCCGTATCGCTTCGGCCTGCCATGCAGGGTCGGACTCGATGAGCCCGTTGATGATGGATTCCAGCCACACCACGTTCGACAGGCGATGCTTGTTGGCCCGCCCTCCCATGCCGCCTTGACGGTGTTGGGGTACAAGTTCGGGCACGTCTTCCCCGGTCCATGCGGAGACGTGCCCGTCGCGTTGTTCGAGCGCCCGGAGTACGGGTTTCGGTGTACTCATATCGGGTTCGTTCTGACGATGGTCTCGAACCGGGCGTACCCGAACCGGTGACCGCAGGATGAGCAGATGATGTAGTGCCCCTCGGTCACCTTGCGAGACTTCGCGAGGCACGGATCACAGAGGCTCGCGGAGTCACCGCAGCATCGCATGACACACGACCATTCGGCGGTCTTGTCGCACCCGTATGCGGCCTGACAGGACGGGTCGTCGTCGAGGATCGTTTCGTCGAGGATGATCGTGTCTACCCGGGGTGCGTCGAGAACGGTCACGATTCCACCTGCGCGCTCGGGTCAAACTGTTCGTAGACGAATGCCTTGCGACGCTTCGACGGGATGGTGAGGTGGATGTGCTGTTCACCGTTGTCGACGATCAGCATGTATGCGTCTCCGAGGTCTTCGAGGTGTACGTATGCGGTGAACATGACAACCTCGTCCACGGT